CATTTTCCGGTAATGGGCCAAGTTCAGAAATAAATAACGCGTCGCCGGAAGCCACGTCATAGACGGTTTTTCCCCGATGGTCTTCAACGAGATTCCACGATGCCTCATCACTGTTGAAAACGGCCACGAAGCCAGCCGGAATATCTGGCGGGGCAATATCGGTACTGTTTGCAGGCAGACCTGTATGAGGTGGAATGTATGCATCACCTTCACCAATAAACTCATTGGTTCCAGCCAGTAGATTATAAATTTTTATGGTCCGTGATTGTTCACTCATTCTGAATGTCATTATGCAAGCCTCACAATATAGTTAAATGCGATGTTTTTTACGGTGTTTTCTTCGTTACCCGTAGCGTTAACGGTGATGGTGTGTCCGTGGGGACCAATAATGACAGAATGGGCATGAGCACCAATGCCGATAGTGTGGTTATGGGCACCGATATATACATTGTGAGCATGCTCGCCTGCGCTCGACGTGGTACCAGTACCTAACGCAGCGTTAAAACCGGCTGATACACCATTCCCCGCGCCAGTGTGACCAACAGGTATATTGTGTGAATGATTTCCAGCGCTATTCGTAGTTTTTGTGCCGTAATCAAATGAACTGGTCGTTTTAGTACCGTAATCAAACGACGATGTGGTTTTCGTCCCCAAATCCGTACTGGATGCGCTGGCGCTGTGGGTGTGCGATTTAATGCCGTCCTGTTCCTGAGACAATACGGCACGACCACTGCCGGGCTTGCCCTTAATCGTCCAGCCACGCATATCAGGAATAACGCCTGACGGATAAGCCGCTGCAAGTTTCGGGTATGCAGATTTGTCAAAAGTCTGCCCCTGCATCAGGGCATAACCAGACGGAACGGTATCTGATGGCCACGGGATTGGTGCGCCGACTGGGTAGCTTTCTGGTGGAAGATTTTTCGAGGTATAAACTTCTGCCCAGTCTTCCTCAAAACCATAACCGTCTCTTGAAGAACGGTAGAACAGACCACCATTTCTGTAATGCGCCTTCATCTGCAAGGTCGGGCAACTTCCGACTCCGGTATAGAAGTTAACCAGAATATAGCTGTCGGCAGAGCGAATGACATTGTAAGCGCCTGATTCGGCATTCCAGGGAACGCCCCCATCCGCATCGGCATACGTATCCGTTGCTCTTCTGGCAAAAGCAGCAACATGCGCAGCGGTTAAAGTGATATCAGTAGAACCATCAAACGAGACGCCATTGATAGTACATGCTGTCTGCAACTTGGTCGCTGTAGCCGCATTACCAGAGGTGTCCTGATCCCCTTTGGCATTGACGCCGGGAATTGAATCTTTTGACGTATAGACCTGCGCCCATTCAGACCAGTTGGCAGAATCAGTATCACGCCGCGAACGGATATGTACGGGCGCATGGTCACCGCTCGTGCCACTCCAGCCAATGAATAACTCACCTTCGCCAGCAGCGGTGGCACCTTTAAGGTGAAGCACATTGCCATAGGGGGAAGGGTAGCCATTGTTGTATGCCTCATACAGCTGAATCCCGGATGTTCCCTGTGCATTCGCCTCTAGGGCCGTTACGCGACCGCGAGATACCAGAGTATTGATATTAATGTCAGCCGAACCATCGAATCTGACGCCATTAATGTTTATGGCTGTTTTTAATTTCGTCGCGGTGTCGGCGTTCCCTGTCAGCGCCCCGGTGATCCCACCGTTGAAAGTCTGGCGTGCACTCCATTTGTTAGCCGTGCTCAACAGGGGGATCTTTTCACCGCTGGTACCGAGTTCTCTTAAACCAAGGTATTGGATAACAGCAAGAACGCTTGTTTTGGCCAGAATATCGCGACCAACTGACGTTAAGTCAGTCTGAGAAACAGTGTCTGTACCGGTAAAGTACGGCAATTTATTTGCGCCTGTCGCAAGACCAGCAAGCGCGGTTAAAGTTGCATCAAGTGGCTGTTTCCCTGCCAGCGCATTTGTCATTGTTGTCGCAAAGTTCGGGTCATTGCCCAGTGCTGCTGCAAGCTCATTCAGGGTATCAAGAGCTTCAGGTGATGAGCCGACCAATGCAGAGATAGCAGCCCGTACGTAAGCAGTCGTAGCGATCTGCGTATTGTTTGTGCCCTGTGCAGCCGTAGGCGCAGTAGGGACACCCGTTAATGCAGGGCTTGCCAAAGGCGCTTTGAGAGCCAAGGCATTGTTGATAGTTGTGCTGTAATTCGGGTCGTTATTGATCGCAGCCGCTATTTCTTTCAGCGTATCCAGTGTGCCAGGCGCACCGTTGATAAGTGCAGTTATAGCTGCCTTAACAAAGGCTGTATTTGCGATCTGCGTGCTGTTTGTACCTTGCGCTGCCGTCGGCGCGGTTGGCGTTCCTGTCAGACTCGGGCTTTCTATTGGCGCTTTGGTATCAGCCAGATCTTTTATAGACTTAACAGCTTTAGGGGTAGCCGCCATTGTTTCGCTGTCGCTGTTAGTTGCGCTACTGAGCTGAACTAATCCCTTTTGCGTTGTGCTTGCATCCTGCGCCGTATACTTGCTTTTCGCCAGATCGTAGGCTTTTTTAACTGCCAGCGAACTTGCAGCAACATCACTTCTGGTACTGGTTACAGAGTCTGAAATATCAATGCCGATCGTGCGGTTGATACGCTCGGATGTATCAATCATCTCCTGAGTAATGGCAGATACACCAGCAGGGATATTCACCGTACAAACAAGCAGCTCCCCATCTCCTAACTGATATGAATCGGTATAGGTTCTGGCAACAAATTCAGCCGCATGAATATGTGACGCGGTATTCACCTGATAGGTATCTTCTCCAAGGAGGTATCTTCCCTTCAGCACAATTGCATATTTCTTGCCTGCACTAAGTGCAAGAGAAATATCCTTACGTTGCTGAATAGTTACCTGGTAGAATTCACCAATATCCACCGACGCCGCGCCTGCGGTTTTATCACCATCCACTGAGGTGATTAACAGGTTCATCCCACCGCCAGGCTTAGGTAAGAAACCGGCATAAAATCCCGGGTCAACAATCCCCCTGAATTTTCGGTTTAGCGCGGCTGACAGATATGGTTCGTGGTATTGCACATCAGCCACCAGAGCCAACGACTCGGGTGATGGGTAAGTAACTGATGTAACAACTGTAACGTCATTCATCAAGCATATCCTTATGCTGTTGTCGTGTTTATGGCCATAACTGCGGTATATGTTTTGCCCACATACAGCGAGTCTTCCTGGACACAAATAATGGCGATTGGCTTGTTCTCGTTATCCAGAACAACCAGAGTGTTGAATGGGTAGTTTTTCCCTTCCTGCAACTGGCTTTGATCAAGGTCCATTCGGACAGTAATTATCCCGCCTGAGTAGGTTGGGACGAGGTTGATGGTGCAAAATTGACTGGTCAGTTCTGCCAGATCGAAAGCCTTTGGCAGTTCTCCAATCTCATAAGTGCCATCTCCTTTCTTAGTAACCAGTGAACTGGTACCGAAAACGGCCTTGCTGATTAAAAATCGAGAGCCTTTGTTAATGGACGATTCAGCGCGCCGCTGATAGTAATAGTCCAACAACTGACTCTTATAGAGGTTTGTTGAGACGTCAGACATGATTTTCCCTAATCAATGTTGTGAAGCCTCATTGTAAGAGAAGTAACTTGTCACCCCGCCCTGCGGACGGGGTGATTGTCAGGCGTCGCTATCCAGCAACAAATCATCTGCGCGTGTGCGATCAAACGTAGGTGTCGCTTTCACAATAGTGCCACCAGGCGTTGCGGTGATCGGGGCGCTAATCGACGTAACTCCAGTAAGCGAAGTTGTATCCGAAGTTTCAAACCAGCAGAATGCTTTTTCGGTATCAGAAATCTCGTTCAAAGTGATCATGTCGGCCTGTTCATTTACAACAACCGACAAATAGAGCGTAAGCCCATCAAACACTATATGCAGTGGCAGTAGAGGCTTTACGAACTGATTAAACTTTCTGAGAATTTCTTCTGTAATTGCGGACTGATCTATCGTGCCAGTAATCCCCATTGTCCGGGCCAGGTCGTTTATGGGAATACTGATCATCCCTCTGGAAGTCAGAAACATCTCGCCGAATGTGCCGCCGGTAGTCTCCAGTGTGCTTTCTGGTATTAGAACCGTGCCATAGGGATGACGCTCAAGGTCCACCGGTGCATATATCGGATCCCATAAAACAGAAATACCGTTAAATTCGCGGTAAATTGTCTGGTTTATAGGGCGTTCAGTCCCCTTAAAGTGAATCTCATCAAGACGCTGTTGTAACAACATCGGAACGGAAGATGAGTTCGACGTTCTGATAGTAAAGAACTGGCCAAGTTCATTTGTCCTGGTCTCCAGATCCTCCTTGCTCATGGAAAAAATAGACTTCCGGTTGGTAATTCGCTCCAACCATGGGTCAACAAAGGTATCCATCATTGACTGAACCAAATCAGCCAATGATTTATAGAGCAATGACTTTTGCTTAGCTGATGTAAGCCGGTTATTAAACCAGGAACGCTGCATCACTCCTCCTCATACGAAATATTAAAGGTGGAGTTTTCTGTATCCAGATAAACGAAATCGTAAAAGCCGTTGGACTCATTCCACTCGACAAATTCCAGATAAAAGTCGCGGAAATAACCCAGCGTTTCGATAAATGCCCAAACGTCTTTTTCTTGATTAGGATGTACTTGCCGACACGGTTCGGATCAAAGAAAGTTGAGTCACGCCCAAATTTTGTTTCCAGTGCCGACTTCAGCTCATCAGTCACGTTCTCAATGGTCAGGCTTGCCGATATCCGCCCGGTGATGGTGATCTTAAAGGGTAGTTTTCTGACCTCTTTATACGAGAATTTCTTGTTCAACTCATTCGGCACCTTCTTAAAGGCAGCCAGGATCATTTCTTCAAGCTCTGACTGGCTTTTGTTTGGATGCCATCCTGAAATAAATATCTTATTGATATTCTGAACATTATAAGCACCATCTAATTTCTCTTGCTGGCCTTCGCCCCATGCCTTTACCCAGGACAGTCCCGGGATGTTACGCACCAGAAAATACGTATAGTCCCCGCCCCATACGACCTGATCATCATAGGCAAGGTAATATTGTGCACGGTTACGTGTGATCTCCGTTGTTTCGGCATCGGTACCTGCGGTTATAGGTGTCGTTGTCTTAACTGAAATCAAATTAGCTAAATTAGCCGCAGAATCGACAGGCGTCAGGTTTTGGCCAGCAACCAGGGTTATATCGCCGTTGGTGCACCATACCTTAAGCGTAATGGTCGAGCCTTCTGGCGGTATTTGCCCAATTAGCCCATCACCGAATCGAACCCCCAACTGCTCGGATGGTTTATAAAACTCAACGTAGACCTGGCTTTTACTACCGGCTAACCGGAACATAGTGCTGGAAGACCACTGCGTGGTCTTACCATCGGTCGTCACGAATACTTCCAGCTTATAGCAGACAGCAGTGAGAGCCTTTGATAACACGACTTCCAGAAATTCTTTGGCTGCCGTAACGGTATATGTCACCTCCTGGATTTCCAACTGTGCCACTTCTACCGTACCGGTGCCGTCAACCAACCTGCATACATCCATAGTCATGTAAGGGTACTGGTCGTCAGATATTAAAGGCATGTTTTTGGGGATTACCGCTGGGGCATCTTCACTTGTGGCGGTGATCTCAATCATCCCCGATGACGGTGTTGGCTTGGTACCAACGTAACTATTCGTTTCTGCCGCTGCCAGGATAGAGGAACGCCGCGTCGCGGTCGATATAAAGCCTTCAGCCAGCGCCGCATCGGCATACTGAAAGCACCTGTAGACAATCTGGGTAATAAACAATGTCAGCATCGAGACAAATTGAGAGCCGACAAACTTCGACCAGAATGAATCTTTCTCGACAAGCTCTTCAAACTCTGCACGAATACTGTCTTTAGTCGGTGTTGTTTTACTCATAGCACCACGTCCTGTGTGATAGTTATATCCCTGATACGAATGGATATTTTCAACTTATCAAAAGCATCTCCCTCGGCTACTGACAAGCCAGAAATCGGTATGTCAGGTAAATCTACCGTCAGTTTTTGCAACAGCATTGCCTCAACCGCAATTTGAACATGCGACAAGTTGGTCGGTTCGTGTTTAAACTGCGGTAAAACATTGCCCCATGACGGATCCCCGTATACCTCACCCTGATAAGTGTTTAGCCACTCATATAAACGAGCGCCCCAGGCCTCCTCCTGGGACTCATACGTTTTTACGCCGGATAACTCCAGCGTCAGCAAAGGATCAATTTCGTTATTGTTGGCCATCAATCAACTCTCGCGTAGTCATTCATCAACGGATCATCAATTGACAGTGGTACCGTGCGCATAACGCCCGGCTGAGGCGTGCTGACCTTTACGACAGTTCCCTGGCCTTTCGCCGAGTCTTTGGTGTGCTCTTCAATCCTGGCAAGCAATGAGGTCATCTGCGCAAACAGCCGCTTCGTTTCACCATCAAGTGAAACGGTATTATCAGCCAACTGCATTGTCGGCTTGGCACCGGAGCCGCCAAGGTCACTAATAACCTGTCCGTCTATCTGCATACGACCGGTTGGTTGCTGCAAATCGTTGGCGGCAGTCGTCACCTGGGACGTGGAGGCTGGTTCAGGCGCATTATTTTTCCGCATCCCCGGCGAGTTGAGGAGTTTATCGAATAGTCCATCAATCCCCATTTGTGCGCCGAGCTGGTCAAAGTAACTTGAGTTGTTGGCCACCGGACGCGCCTCTTCAACTGGCATCGGGGTATCAACATACACATTGCCAGCTGCTGTTGCGGTCCCCTTCCCTCGTGCACGTTCTTCGAGCGTTCCCTGAACGACTTCCCGACGCATACCCCGGCCATTCATGAATTTGTTGACCAGATCGTTAACGCCAACAGCATTGCCAATTTTGTCTACCAGACCGCCTTTCTCAAACGGGCTATCACCAGGGGTAAACACCAGGCCAGTAGACTGATCGATAACAGCGTTATCAGGCAGTGGTCCCCTCACTCCATATTGCGCCCCACCCTGTGCTCCTGCTCCAGGTGTATAGATTTCACCACCTAAATAGCGAGCACGATGAGTATTGACCTTGATCGCGTACTCACGGTTTTCTTTCGATAAGTCACCTGTGCCTTTTTTCCACTTATTGATAGTGCCAAACCCAGCGTTATATGCAGTGATGGCCTCGTTTAAGTCTCCATTGGCTTGCTTCAGATACTTGCTCATGAGAAGAGCCGCAGCTTCTGCCGATTTTTCCGGATTAAAAGAATCTTCCCGGGATAATCCAGTTTCCTCACGAGCAACGCTCGTAAACTGGAACATTCCGAGAGCGCCACCACTTAGCTTTCCATTTGGTGATCTTGTAAGCGTAGATTTTGCGTTAGGATCACCACCAGATTCAGTTGCAGCGATCGCGTAAAGAGTACCTTCAGGAAGGCCATATTTATTCTCTAGTTCAGCAAAATACGGAGCCAACTTATCGAGATTTGCCTTACCTTC